CATCCGACGACATTCTATTCGGAGGGAAAACCGATCGTTATAAACGTCAGCTTTGGGAATAATTATGGTTCTCATGAACCTTATAATTAAGCCGCGGCTCTCTGGTATCGAGGATTCTTCCGAGAAAACCGTCAAAGAGCTTACCTCTTGGGGCAAGAGCTATGTCAAGCCGAGAGCCAAGCTCGCAGACAAGGGCGAAGGCGACTTCGCGCCGAGCGAAGAAGCCTGCCGTTTCTGCCGTGCAAAGAATCAGTGCCGCGCCCGCGCCGAAGAGAACCTCAAGCTCTTTGACGAGAGTCCCGACCCGTTGCTCATCTCTCCCGAAGAGGCAGGCGCGATTCTTGCCAAGTCTGCGGATATTGAAACTTGGCTCAAGGACCTGCGCGAGCTTGTGTCTGGCGCGCTGACCGCCGGTGAAACGGTAACCGGCTGGAAAATGGTCGAGGGCCGCAGCAACCGCAAGTTCGCGGACGAAGACAAGGTTGTCGCGGCTATGAAGGCCGCCGGCTATGACGAGTCTCTTCTTTACGACCGCAAGCTCATCACGCTTACGCAGATGGAGCGCGACTTCGGCAAGAAGACCCTCGCTGAGATTCTCGGCGACTTGATTGTCAAGCCGCAGGGCGCGCCGACGCTTGCGCCTGAATCGGACAAGCGGCCCGCGTATCGCTTTGAAGACCAGGTCCTCAAAGCCTTTGACGAGTAAGAGGAGGAAACGACAATGACGCAATCGAAAAGCCGGCGGCTCCTGTATCAGCAGGCGCGCTTGATTCGTATTCAGTGGGCCGTTATTATGGCGCTCGTCTGCATGATCGTTCTTATGGCGATTTTCCTGCCGAAGGCAAAAGCCCTTGAAGAGACCGCGGCGCCGGCCTTAGAGCTTGAGCCCACGTCGTATGTGACACCTGAGATCATGCCTGAGCCTGTTATCGAGGCTGAGCCCGAAGAGATCGAACCCGTTCTCGAAGAGCTTGGCGAGTTCCGTCTGACCGCGTATTGCGCTTGCCGCAAGTGCTGCGGGAAAGACCCTGGCGACTTCGGTTATGGCGTTACCGCGTCTGGCGCGGTCGTCGAGGCCGGCCGAACGATTGCAGTCGATTCCTCTGTTATCCCTCTTGGCTCTGAGATCGTGATCGACGGGCATACATACGTTGCCGAAGACACGGGCAGCGCAATCAAGGGGAACCGCATTGACATTTACTTCGATACCCACCAGGAAGCATTAAATTTCGGCGTTCAATATGCCAACGTCTACATTATTAAAAATTAAAAGGAGATTTTTACAATGGCTACTGCTACTCAGATCACTACCGGTCGCGTTCGTTTTTCCTACGTCAACGCCTTTACCCCTCGCGCCGCTCAGGAAGGCGCTCAGCCGAAGTACAGCGTGACCCTGCTGATTCCGAAGACCGACAAGAACACGATCGCGAAGATCAAGGCGGCAATCGAGGCTGCGAAGACCGCCTACCTGCAGAAGCACTCTGGCAAGAAGCTGCCCTCTGCTCTGAAAACCACTTTGCATGACGGCGACGGCGAACGTCCGAACGGCGGCGAGTTCGGTCCTGAGTGCAAGGGTCACTACGTTATGACCTGCAGCTCCAACAACAAGCCTGTGATCGTCTATGCCGACAAGGCCCCGATCACCGAGGCGAGCGAGCTCTATTCCGGTTGCTACGGCCGCGCAATCGTCAACTTCTATGTCTACGATACGAACGGCAACAAGGGCGTTTCCGCAGGCCTGAACGGCATTATGAAGCTCAGCGACGGCGAACCCCTGTCTGGCGGCGTCGTGACTGACTCCGACTGGGACGATGACTTCGAGGACGAAGACGACGATCTCCTGAACTGAGCCCATGAAGATCGTCTGGCACACGATTCCCGACTTTCCTGAGTATGAGATCAATCGCTTAGGAGAGATTCGGCGCAAGAGTACGGGGCGCGTGTTAAAGCCTTTTGACGATCGGCGCGGTTATCTGCGAGTAAGCCTGAGCAGCTGCAATGTGAAGGTTCACTTGCTCGTCGCAAAAATGTTTGTGCCGAATCCGCACGGTTATCCCGTTGTAGACCACAAACGCGGCAATAAGCATGATAACCGCGCCAGCCAGCTCGAGTGGTGCACGATCGCAGAAAATACGCGGCGTGCCCACGCCCTCGGGCTTTACCCCCCCCGCAATAGCAAGAAGGGAGCAAGCACATGAAAACTCTCGCAATCGATATTGAAACCTACTCCTCTGTCTCTCTTCAAAAAGCCGGTGTCTACGCCTATGCGGCGAGCCCTGATTTTGAGATTCTTCTCTTTGGTTACGCTTGGGACGACGGTCCTGTTGAGGTTATCGACATGGCTCAAGGCCAGAAGCTACCCCAGGAGCTCCAGGACGCCCTGTATGACCCCGAAATCCTCAAGACAGCATTCAATGCGTCTTTTGAACGGACTTGTCTGAGCGCGTTTATGGGTCGCGTGACTCCTGCAGATCAATGGAGCTGCACCGCCGTTATGGCTCGCGAGCTTGGTCTGCCTGGTAGCTTGGAAGCTGTCGGCGAAGTGATTGGCTTGCCTGAGGACAAGCAAAAGTCGAAGACGGGCAAAGCCTTGATTCGATACTTCTCAATTCCCTGCAAGGCCACAAAGGTCAATGGCGAGCGCACACGCAATCTTCCTCACCATGACCCCGAACGGTGGAATCTCTACGTTGAGTATAACCGTCAGGACGTCGTGACGGAGCGCGCGATCAGGAAGCGCCTGCAGAAGTTCCCCGTGATTCCCAGCGAGCATGACCTGTGGATAATCGACCAGCATATCAACGACCGCGGCGTCGGCGTTGATACGGTCCTTGCGGAAAATGCGGTTGCGATCGATCAGATCGTAAAAGCGCGGCTGCTTGATGCCGCAAAGGAGTTGACGGGTCTCGATAATCCGAAAAGCGCTGCGCAGCTCAAGTCCTGGATTGAGGAGGTCTCTGGCTTTGAGGTGGAGAGCCTCAACAAAAAGATGATCGGTGACGTTCGCAGCGGCACCGACAATGAGGAGGTTCATGCAATGCTCGACATTCGTCAGGGCCTTGCGAAGACCTCAACTGAAAAATATAACGCGATGCTCCGCACGGTTTGCCCTGACGGTCGCATCCGAGGCCTGACTCAGTTCTGCGGTGCCGCGCGCACCGGACGCTGGGCTGGGCGTTTGGTGCAGATGCAAAACCTGCCGCAAAACAAGATGCCTGATAGCGAGCTTGACGCCGCGCGGCGCTTGGTTCGTGAGGGTGATCTTGAGACTCTCGAGATGCTCTTCGACGACACGGCAGGAACACTATCCCAGCTTATTCGTACAGCCTTTGTCCCTAAGCCTGGCTGCAGGTTCATCGTGGCTGACTTCTCCGCGATCGAGGCGCGCGTGCTCGCCTGGCTCGCAGATGAAGAGTGGCGCATGGACGTCTTCAACACGCACGGCAAAATCTATGAGGCCTCGGCCGAGCAGATGTTTCACCTGCCGAAAGGGTCTGTCAAGAAGGGCGACCCGATGCGTCAGAAGGGTAAAATCGCTGAGCTCGCCCTGGGCTATGGCGGTTCCGTTGGCGCTATGAAGAGTATGGGCGCTTTAGCGATGGGCCTTGAAGAATCTGAGCTCAAGCCGATCGTCAATAGTTGGCGCGCGGCGAATAAGTCGATTACGAAGTTCTGGTGGGACACAGACGCGGCCGTTCGTCGGTGTATTACGACGCAGGCGCCTGTTGATCTACCGCACGGTATGAGACTTCGCAAGCAAGGACCGCTCATGCGTCTGCGCTTGCCGAATGGTCGAGAACTCAGCTATGTCAAGCCTCGCGTCGACGGCGACGACAATATCACCTATGAGGGGACAATTCAGTCCTCGGGCGGCTGGGGCCGTATTGAGTCCTACGGGCCGAAGTTCGTAGAGAATATCGTTCAGGCTACCGCCCGTGACTGCCTGGCTGAAGCTATGTTTAGGCTTGAGGCCGCCGGCTTCCCGATCGTCTTCCATGTTCACGACGAAGTGATTTGCGAGGTTCCGATCGGCGTCAGCTCTGCCGAAGAACTTGGCGCGCTCATGGGTCAGCCGATCTCCTGGGCTCCGAATTTGCCGCTTCGCGCCGACGCCTACGAGTGCGAGTATTATCGCAAGGACTAATTTGGAGGAAGAACAGTGACTAAGAAAATCTTACTAAAATGGCTTGAGGCCCGAAAGGCCGAGGCCCTTGCGCAGGTCGACACACAGGAGACCGCCGCAAAAGCCGCACTGCTTGCGGAAAAGCTCGAGCGTACGAAGTTCGCCGAGATGGTTGCGTATGTCGAGCCGCGCCTGACCGAGGTCAACGACTATATGATGGACTGGCACAAGAAGAACGAGGAGCTTGCAGGTCCCTTGTCTATGAGCTGGGGTACCGTTCTGTACTCAATTCATAACGTACTTCTTGCGCGAGTCCCTATGACCGAAAAGCTGCAAGAGACAGAGTTGCGTGAGGCCCAGGTCGACAGAGACCTCAAAAAGCGTTTTTCCGATATTCGGCGCGAAGTTGAGAAGACCTATTACAATGTTGCGCTGAACGTCAATGCTCTCGCGAACGCAAAGCTCGGTCTTGAATATCTCTCGGGTCTCGGTTTTGACTTGTCCGGTCTTATTGCCGAGCAGGAGCAGCCTGTTGAGAAAGCGCTCGCAGTTCCCATCAACACCAGTTTTTTACTGATTATGCCGAAGGAGGTACACAATGAATCTGAAACAGTTTGACAAGATCGTGACTGACCAGCTCTCTCGCAGCGAGCTCGTTCTCATGGGTAAGGGTACCGAATACGCCGAAGAGGCGACCGACGAAACCGAGGTCGACCGCCTGGCGCATTTTAAGAAGGCGGCGGCTTTGCAGGACATGACGACCGCGCAGGCCGCTTTTGGGATGCTGAGCAAGCACCTTGTTTCCGTTGCCGATATGGTCGGCTCTCGTCAGTCCTATCCGCTCACGCAGTGGAACGAGAAGATCACCGACAGTATCAATTATTTGCTGATTCTGCGAGCAATCGTTGAGGAAGGAAGGTCCGCATGAAAAGCATCGAAGTTGCGGTCTTAAATCCTGAAGTTATTCCTTCGGTTGAGAAGATGATGGTTTGCGCTGCACGTCTTACGCAGCGCGGCCACAAGATCAAAAGTCTGGACGACTTCATGGCGCTCTACAACAAGAGCTACACCGAGGACACGGTGACCACAATGACAAAGCTGCCGCACCCGACGATTCAGAAGTTCGGCGCGATCAACATTGTCATTGTTGGCGCGAGCCGGCGTTTCCTGGCGCAGATTACACGCCACCAGAACGAAGTCAAGTTCATGTCCGCTTCGCTGCAGTACAGCGACTACTCGGACGATGCTGCCTTCGCGATTCCCTATGAGGTCATGACGCGCGGTGAAGAGGAGACTTACTTGACCTCCTGCAAGCTGAATATGGCAAACTATGCTGAGGCCGTCAAGCAAGGCCTTGACAATGACGCAGCCGGTTATATGGCTCCGCAGGGTCTTCGCAATGTCCTTCTTATTAGCGCGACGCCCTATCAGTGGAAGCACATCATCGGCCAGCGTACTTGCCGGCGCAATACGTCCGAGACCCGTCTGGTTCTGCTCAAGGTTTGGGACGAGCTTTATAAGCTGAACCCGCTGCTTTTCTCCCGAGCAACTACCGGCCCCTTCTGCATGAGAGGTGCTTGCAAAGAGGGCAAAATGGGCTGCAAGAATCCCATGCCGTACTTAACGCCGAGTGAGCTGCTGCGGCTTGAGTTCCCGCTTCTTTATGAGGAAGGAGGCGCGGGCAATGCAGGTTAAGCTCCTCGACTATGGCGTTCCTTCGGAGATGCAGCCTAAGCGTGCGCACGCGAACGACGTCGGCGCGGACGTGTACGCGCTTAAAGACCGTATCATTGAGGTCGGTTGCTCTGCGGTGATCGGGCTTGGCTTTGGTCTTGATCTTCCCGCCGGCTTCGGCGCGTTTATCTTCCCGAGGTCGAGCCAGACCGCAAAGGGCATTGACTGCAAGCTCCCACCGCTTGACCCTGGCTATACCGGGGAAATGCACGCAGTCATTCATAACGGCGGTCACGAGGCTTATCACATTTACCGCGGCGACCGTATCGGCCAGTTAGTCGTGCTGCCAGTCGTGACTCCTGACTTCGTGCTTGATCTCGGCGAGGCTCGCGGTAACGGCGCGTTCGGCTCCACCGGCAAATAAAATCTTGCCCTTCCTCCTGGGGCTTCGGCCCTGGGAGGAGGAGCTGAAACGGAGGTGACTCATTTGGAACGAGTCAGCAAAGATGAATACTATTTGAACATTGCCGCGGCCGTTGCCGCGCGATCGACCTGCTTGCGAAAACACTACGGCGCGGTGATCGTGAAAAACGATGAAGTCATCGCGACTGGCTATAACGGTTCTCCGCGCGGCGAGGCGAATTGCTGTGACACCGGTGTTTGCTATTGCCGATCGCACGAGCTGCCGCTTGATGAAACCGCTGCTGCGCACGGTTCGCAATATGGCTCTTGCGTGGCAGTTCACGCCGAGCAAAACGCGATCATCAGCGCGTCAAGGCAAGAGCTCCAAGGTTCTACGCTCTACCTGGTCGGCTATGACCCCAGGACAAAGAAATGGATTGAGGCAAAGCCCTGCAATATGTGCGACAGAATGATTCGCAATGCAGGCATTTTAAGAGTTGTGCGAAGGGAGATTGACGAATGACAGCAGTTCAGTACGACGGTCCTATCACGATTGCGGTCGGGCAATCTCGGCGCTCTACTCAGTGGCAAAACCGTGATCTCTTGTGGTCGCAGCTTGTCAACCGTCTCGAAATCCCTGAACGGACACAGGAGTCTGCGAAAGAATATAAGGCCTTGCCGAAGGCTCAGCGCGATGAGATCAAAGACGTTGGCGGCTTTGTCGGCGGCGTGCTCAAAGGCGGTCGCCGTAAAGCTGACGCGATCACTCAGCGCCGACTCCTGACCTTAGACCTTGATGAAGTACCGGCCGACGCCGACCCCTGGGACACGGTTGTCCTGGTCCTCGGCTGCGCCGCCGTTCTTTATAGCACGCATAGTCACCGGCCGGACGCCCCGCGCCTTCGTCTGGTTATGCCGCTCTCGCGCGCGGTCTCACCCGAAGAATACGCGGCAGTTGCGAGAAAGATCGCGCAGGACATCGGTATCGACATGTGCGACGATACCACCTATGAGCCGCATCGGCTTATGTACTGGCCTTCGCTCTCCTACGACGCCGAGTATCGGTATGAGTTCTCTGACGGCCCCTGGCTTGACGTAGACGAGCAACTCAAGCGCTATGTTGACTGGCATGACCCCACGGAGTGGCCGGTCTCCTCGCGGCGGGCTGAGGCGCTTCACCGACTTGCTAAAAAGCAAGGAGACCCTACCGCAAAGGACGGCGTCGTCGGCGCGTTCTGCAGTACATATTCTGTTGAGGACGCAATCACGGAGTTCTTGCCTGATGTTTACGAAAAATGCGACGACGGCCGCTATACTTTCAAGGGCGGCTCTACGACCGGCGGCTTGGTCCTTTACGATAACGGTCTCTTCGCGTACTCCCATCATGGCACGGACCCCGCAAGCGGAAAGCTATGCAACGCTTTTGATCTTGTCCGTATTCACCTATTTGGCAATCAGGATGACGCCGCCGCGCCTGGCACCCCGAGCAGCCGTCTCCCGTCGTTTGTCGCAATGGCTGACGAGGCTTTGCAGATTCCTGAGGTTCGCGAGGAGCTTGCGAGAAAGCGGTTACAAAAGATCAGCGCGCAATTTGACGAGGACGACACTTCTGCCGATGAAGGCGAAGAGGATATGAGCTGGACTCGCGACCTGACTCTTACCAAAACGGGAAAATGCGAGGCCACGATCGAGAATGTCAGAATCATCATGGAAAACGACCGCCGCTTAAAGGGCCGTTACTTCTACGACACCTTTAAGGAGCGCATGACCGTCTGCGGCGACTTACCGTGGATTAAGCTCAGCGCTCGACTCTCGAACGCTTGGAACGACGTTGACGACGCAGGTCTTCGCAATTACATCGAAAAGCGTTACACGATCGCGAATGTCTCGAAGATCGTCGACGCGGTTGCACTTGCAATGCTCAAATGCTCGCGGCATCCTGTCCGCGAATATTTGGAGGGGCTCACTTGGGACGGAACGCCCCGTGCAGACGCGATCTTCATTGACTACCTCGGCGCCGAAGATACTGAGTACACGCGAACGGTTACCCGCAAGGCTTTGATCGGTGCGGTTGCCCGCGTGATGCAGCCTGGGTGCAAACACGATCACATTCTTGTCCTGGTCGGCCCGCAGGGCTGCCGCAAGTCTACGACTCTTGCTAAGCTCGGTAAGTCCTGGTTTTCTGATTCCTTCTATACTGTTCAAGGTAAAGAGGCGTATGAACAGCTTCAAGGTTTTTGGCTTATTGAGATGGGCGAAATGGCTGCGACCCGAAAGGCTGAGCTCGAGCAGATCAAGCAATTTGTCTCTAAACAGTCAGACAGCTACCGCGCGGCGTATGCTCGTCGAACGCAAGAGCGCCCGCGGCAATGCGCCTTCTTTGGTACGACCAACGATGATGAATTCCTGCGAGACGCGACAGGCGGCCGCCGTTTTTGGCCTGTTACGGTCACGGACAAGGGCCGAGAGACAGGTGATTACTTTACGCCTGAGATCGTCGATCAGGTATGGGCTGAGATCATGGTTCGGTATAATGCCGGCGAAGTCTGGTACTTGAATGACGCGAAGATTGAGGCTGAGGCACGGGCAATTCAGGACGAGCATACTGAAATGAACGGCAAGCAAAGTCTCATTGAGAAATTCGTCAATACGCTCTTGCCAGAAGACTGGGCTACGAGAGACCTCGAGCAGCGGCTCGCTTTTTGGGCGGACGGCTTTTCTGATGAACAGCCGCAAGGGACGGTATCTCGCAAGTACGTGTGCGCTATGGAAATTTGGCGAGAGCTCTTCGGCGGCTCAGTTCGTGATTATACGCCGGCGCAGGCTCGTGAGATCAATTCCATGCTTAAGCGGCTGCCTGGCTGGCGACCTATGTCGAGTATTGATTGCGGCCCGATCTATGGAAAGCAAAGGGGCTTTGCCAAAATCCTTTAACAGCAGAACCTCAGGATTTAACAGCAGAACCTCAGGATTTAACAGCAGAACGCCCCGATTTTGCAGCGGAGTTACAGCAGTTTGGCGGCCTTAGCTTACAGCAGTTACAGCAGTTGCCAAAAATTACTGCTGTTCAAAAAAGTCAGTGATTGCAAGCAAAACAGCAGTTACAGCAAAATAAACAATTTTCTATATAAGGGTAAAAAATTAAGAAAATTAAGAGGAAAATATATCCATATATACCTATAAATCCTTAATTACAATGCCCTATATAGAAAATGCGCTGTTTTCGCTGTAACTGCTGTAGGAGGTAGCTTTGAAAGAATCAACAGTTGAAAGGAATATCCGCCGACAAGTCGAGGACCTCGGGGGCGTGGCTTGGAAGTGGGTAAGCCCTGGACGTCGGGGTGTGCCTGACCGAATCTGTATTTTGCCTGGACCCCATATCATTTTTGTCGAGCTTAAGCGCCCAGGCTTGAATGATGGGCGGAGCGAGCAGCAGAAGAAGGTCTTTCGCATTTTGGAGGGGCTGGGCTGTCACGTCTGGCGGATTGACGACGCAGAAGTCTTTCGTCAGCGGCTTATTGAGATCGGGGTGCAGGCATGAAATATACGCCCTACCCCTATCAGGCTTTTGCTGAGAAGTTTGTCCTTGAGCATAAAGCCGCGGGCCTGTTCCTCGATATGGGCCTCGGCAAGACGGCGATCACGCTCTCGGCGTGTGAGAAATTGCTACGGGACTATTTTGAGACAAGCAAGGTCCTCGTGATTGCGCCGCTCCTTCCTGCGAGAGAGACGTGGCCCGACGAGCTGGCAAAGTGGGACCAGCTCGAGGGCTTGACGTATTCCCTGATTATCGGCACGGCGCAGGAGCGAATTGACGCGCTACATACTGACGCCGATTTTTATATCGTCAATCGCGAAAATGTTGTCTGGCTCGTCGACTACTACAAGAAGAAGTGGCCTTTCGATATGGTCGTAATCGACGAGCTATCGAGCTTCAAGTCCAGTAAGGCCCAGCGCTTTAGGGCTCTTCGGAAAGTCCGAAAGTATATTGACCGAATTGTCGGTCTTACGGGTACGCCAGCCCCGAACGGCCTACTCGATCTCTGGTCTCAGGTTTATCTCTTAGACGAGGGCGCGCGACTCGGTCGAACGTTGTCGGCTTACCGTGATACCTACTTCACGCCTGGCAGACGTGGGCCGAACGGAATCGTCTATGACTGGAACTTGAAGGATGGGGCTCGTGAAGCGATCTTCGCAAAGCTGAGCGATCTCTGTATCAGCATGGAAACGACGGGCCTTCCTGAGAGGCTTACGATTCCCCATGAGGTCAGGCTCTCGGAAAAAGCGGCAGCTATGTATCAACAGCTTGAAAAGACTATGCTGCTGCCTTTTGCAGACGGAGACGTCGACGCGGCGACGGCCGCGATCTTGACGAATAAGCTCTTGCAGTTGGCGGGCGGCGCGGTCTACGACGAGAACGGCAAAGCGCAGATTGTCCACGATCAAAAGCTCGAGGTCTTAGACCAGCTTATCGAAGAGGCGAACGGTCAACCGGTTTTGGTGTTTTACAACTACAAGCATGAGCTTGACCGGTTGCAAGCGCGGTACCCTCAGGCCGTTCATGTGAAAGAGGAGAATGTCGTCAAGCGGTGGAACGCAAAAGAGATTCCGATTCTTCTCGCGAACCCCGCAAGCGCCGGTCACGGCCTTAATTTACAATTTGGCGGCCATATCGCAATTTGGTATAGCCCGACTTGGAACCTCGAGTTTTTCCAGCAGGCGAATAAGCGCCTTCATCGGCGCGGACAGGCTGAGACTGTTCTCATTCACACGCTCTCGGCAAAAGGTACGATCGACGAGCGTATTTACGATATTGTCTTACGAAACAAAGAGGCAGGTCAGAACGCCTTGCTTGAGGCGGTCAAGGCCAGAATCAAGGAGGTAACATGACAGAAGAAGTCTTACAGTCGTTATCTGACGACCCGATGGCCGTACTCAACCGTGGCTATCGTGCAAAGGAGCGTATTGCCGCAAGGCAAGAACGCATTGAAGAGTGGCGGCAGATTGCCGAGTCTATTACCGCAAATCCCGAGAACGCTTCGAGCGGCGGCGGTTATCCCACGAGCAAGACCGAGAATTGCGTTGTTGCGATCGTGACGCTGCAGGAGGAAATCAAGAGCGAGATCATGGAGATCGCTGACTTTGAGCGGCAGACCTCTCAGATCATCAAGGAGCTTGTTGAGGACCTGAACTTCAAGACCGTTCTCGAGCTTCGGTACCTCAGCTACCTGCGGTGGGAGGAGATTGCTGTCAGAATGAACTACACGTTCAGGTGGACCCAGGAGCTTCACCGCAGAGCTTTATCTGCATTGCAGGAAGCGGCAAGCACGTTAATTCCGGCGTAAATGCGCTATAATTATTATTTTAGGCTAAAGCGCGTTAATTCCTGGGTCACAGTGTATAATGGTATGGAAGGTTTTGGCGAGCACGGCTATTGTCCTTCCTCCTGAAGAAGAGCGGCTGGAAACAGTCGCTCTTTTCATTTTGCTGCGTTTGGAGGTGGTGAGCGTGGCAGGCAAAATGACTCCGAAGATGCAAAAGTTTGTCGATGAATACCTTGTTGACCTGAATGCGACGCAAGCCGCAATCCGTGCAGGATATAGCAAAAAGACGGCTTACTCGATCGGCGTTTCAAATTTGAAGAAACCCGAAATTCAAGCCGCAATCCAAAAAAGACAAAAGTCGGCGGCTGAAAAGCTCGAGATCACGCGAGAGCGAGTCCTGAAAGAACTTGCTTCGATCGGCTTCGCGAAAGTTACCGACTTCTTGACGATTCAAAGCGGCCGCGTTCTCATTAAAGACTCTGACGACGTGGCCGCTGATAGGCTGGCAGCTCTCGCCTCTGTCAAGGAGGGTATGTATGGCGTAGAGGTCAAACTCGCTGATAAGGCTCGCGCTCTCGAGATGCTTGGTAAATATCTCGGTCTCTTTGATGGGACGAATCCGGAGGGCGATACGCAGAAGAATAACCTCTTTGAGGCGATCGCCGGCGCTGCAGAGGGGGGAATCGATCTAAATGAAATACCAGAGATTCAGTCCTCGGCAGACGTTGACGCTGACGTGGTGGAAGAGACCTGAGTTTGCAGACTACGACGGTATTCTCTGCGACGGTTCCATCCGATCGGGCAAGACGGTCTCAATGGCAGTCGGCTTTATCCTTTGGAGCATGTACTCCTTCAATAACGAGAGCTTCGCCATTTGCGGCCGCACGATCGAGTCGCTGCGCCGTAATGTGATCGTGCATTTGCCCTCCTGGCTTGAGGGCCTCTTCAAGGTGACTGAGCGGCGCGCTGAGAATAAGCTGATTATCTCAGTCGGCGGCCACAGCAATACCTACTACCTCTTCGGAGGTCGCGATGAATCCAGTTATACGCTTGTTCAGGGCATGACTCTGGCCGGCGTTCTTTTTGACGAGGTCGCGCTTATGCCGCGGTCTTTCGTCGAGCAGGCTCTCGCTCGATGCTCAGTCGCGGGGAGTAAGTTCTGGTTTAACTGTAACCCCGAAGGCCCCATGCACTGGTTCTATAAAGAATGGGTGCTTGAGTGCAAGCGCAGGAACGTCCTTCACTTACATTTCACGATGGCTGACAACCTCAGCCTTTCCGAGAAGATCAAGCAGCGCTACGAGGGCATGTACACGGGCGTTTTCTATGCTCGGTATATCCTCGGAAAGTGGACGAAGGCCGAGGGCCTTGTCTATCCCTTCTTTAATGCCGAAAAGCACATGATCGATGACGACGGCTCGCGCGGTCGTTATTACATTAGCTGCGACTATGGTACACTCAATCCGTGCGTCTTCGGTCTCTGGCGCGTAAATGGCAATTCGGCCTTCATGGTGAAAGAGTATTACTACGACGGCCGCAAGAAAGGCAAGCAGAAGACCGATGAAGAGTATTACGCTGATCTTGAGGCCTTTGCAGACGGCTACCTGATCGAGCAAGTCGTCATTGACCCTTCGGCTGCGTCCTTCAAGGAGACGATCAGACGGCATGGCAAATTCAGCGTCAAGAACGCGAAGAACGACGTGCTTGACGGTATTCGCGATACTGGAACAATGCTGCAAGCTGGCTTGCTCCATTTCAATAAGACCTGCGTCAATACGAAAGCTGAGTTCGGCGCGTATGCGTGGGACGAGAAATCTTCGAGCGACGCCGTGATTAAAGAGAACGACCACAGCATGGACCAAATGCGGTATTTTGTCCGCACGATTATGAAACGCGAGGTGAGGGCGTATGGCATTAAATAACCTTTGGGGAAAGCTCGGTGCATTTTCGAGAAATGTGCTTGTGCCTTCCAACGTGATTTATAAGAGCTTCGACGCGGACCCGCTCGTCAGTGATAAAATGTCCCGCGCCATTAGTCGTTGGTATGGCCTGTATGTCGATAAGCCCGAATGGGCTGATGATGAAGTCAAGCCCCTCGGTCTTCCGCGAGCGATCGCAAAGGAGTTCGCGCAGGTCGTCTCTTCGGAGATGACGATCACGGCTGACGGTGGTCCTCGCGCCGACTTTATCAACGAGCAGTTGACGCGCTTCCAGTCGAACGTGCAAAACAGCATCGAGCTTTGCATGGCCCTCGGTGGCATGGCCTTTAAGCCGTATGTCTCGGGTGGAAACGTCTTCATCGACAGCACGAGCGCCGCGTCCTTTATCCCTCTTCGCTTTGACGATGGGGATAACTGCGTCTCTGGCGTGTTCAAGAGTCAGCCGGTCAAAGTTGATAAGAGTTATTTTGTCAAGCTCGAATACCACGACTTCGCCAACGGCATCTATACGATTCGCAACAAGGCTTTTACCTCTGATGAGAACGGTATTACCGGCAGCGAGGTCGAGCTCGGCCGCGTTCCCGAGTGGGCCGCCATTCCCGAAGAGGTTCAGATCAAGAATGTAGAAAAGCCGCTCTTCGGTTACTTCACGCCGCCTGTCAGCAACAACATCGATACCGCGTCCAGCTTGGGCGTCTCTATTTATGGCGGCGCGACCGAGGACCTGATTCGTGACGCCGATGAACAGTGGGCGCGTTTCCTCTATGAATTTGAGAGCGCCGAGCGTAAGATCATCGGCACTCCCGAGGCGATCTCTGGCTCACTGCCTGGCAGTAAAGCAAATCCTCTGCTCGGTGATCGGCTCTTCATTCAAATGCCGTATGACTCGGACGACTTCTTCAAGGAGTTCTCCCCAGCGCTTCGGCACGCAGGTTACTACGAGGGCTTGCAGGCGATCTTGCGTCGCATTGAGTTCAATACCGGCCTTGCTTACGGCGATCTCTCCGACCCTGCGACTGTGGAAAAGACCGCGACCGAGGTCATGTCCGCGAAGATTCGCAAGTTCAACACAGTCAAGGCTCTCGAAGATCGCTTCAAGGCTGCGCTCGAAAACGCGGTTTACGGCGTTGACGTGTACGCCACTCTCTATGGCCTTGCGCCCCGTGGAGAGTATGAGCTCTATATCGACTTTGACGATAGTATTCTCACCGATAAGGACGCCTTGCGCGAGCGCGACCGCCAGGACGTTCGCGACGGCCTTATGCAAAAGTGGGAGTACCGCGTCAAGTGGTACAACGAGACCGAAGAGGTCGCAAAAAGCATGTGTCCCGTAGAGTCTACGTCGGACCCCTTTAATCTCGGCTGATGCTGACGCCTGAATACCTGGCGGCTACTCCGGACGCTCTTGTTGAGCTTTATGGGAAGATCGAGCAAGACATTCTTGCGAATATGGCCGAACGTATCGCAAAGTACGACTACTACATTCCTGCAGTCCAGCATCAGCACCAGCGTCTTCGGGCGATGGGCATGCTTGAGACTGAGATCGAACAGCAGCTTGCCGCTCTTACGGGAAAGACTCAAGCCGAGCTCAAAAAGCTCATGGCGCAGGCGGTCGACGAGGCGCTTACCTCTGACGCAAAAATCTACGCTGCCGCAGGCATGGGCGACGTTGACCCTCTCGCAGTCGCCGGCGTTCGTGAGGCGCTGCAAAGCGGTCTTCGGCAGACAAGCGGAATCTTCCGCAACCTGACTCGTACAACCGCGAACACGGCGGCAAAGCAATTTGAAGACGCTCTTGATCGGGCCTGGCTGCAGGTCACGTCAGGGGCGTTTGACTATAATACCGCGATCAGAAATGCGGTCAAAGACCTCGCACGGACCGGCGTCCAGTCAATCACTTATCCTTCAAGCCATGTGGACACGATCGAAACGGCTGTTCGCCGCGCGGTCGTCACCGGCGTCAACCAGACCGCCGCAAAGTCGCAGCTCGCGCTCATGGATGAACTCGACATTGATCTTGTGGAAGTAACTGCGCACGCCGGCGCTCGCCCGAGTCATCAAGAGTGGCAGGGACAAATCTATTGCCGCAAGGGCTCTCACCCGAAGTACAAAAACTTCGAGGAGGCTACGGGGTACGGCACGGGCGACGGCCTTTGCGGCTGGAACTGCAATCACAGTTTCTTCCCGTATGTCGAGGGCGCGCCTCGAACCTACTCGAAAGCTCAGCTCAAGGACTACTCCGCAAAGAATATCACCTACAACGGCCAGCAGTTGACCGAGTACGAGGCTTTGCAGCAGCAGCGCTATATTGAGCGGGGTATTCGCCGATGGAAACGCGAAGAGGTCGCTATGAAAGCCGCAGGTCAACCTACCGACGAGGCTCGGGCTAAAGTCCGTGCCTGGCAGGCCAGACAGCGTGATTTTATCAAGCAGACCGGTCTCAAGCGAGCCTCTTCTCGCGAGCAGATCGGATAGAACTCTCATAAACAAGCCCCAGACAACCCGTATCGAGTTTTCTGCCTGGGGCCCTGGTGTTTATACTCCTAATATTTGGAAGTCATACGGACGATCGTGGAGCTCCGTATGACTTCCTTTTATATGCGAGCCGTGGTTACGCAGGTTCGACTCCTGCAGCTCGCGCAATATCGGCTACCCGTCAGCCTATGAGGACGGGGCGGCAGGTCACGGCAACGACCTAAAAAGCCTAACCGCAAAGAAAGGAACAGTATGAAAAAGGACGAACTCACCGCTCTGGGCCTGACAGACGAGCAGGCCGACAAAGTGCTTGCTATCAATGGTCGTGACATTGAAAAGCACAAAAAGGCAGCCGAAGACGCGAAAGCCGAGACGGCCACCCTGCAGCAGCAGCTCTCCGACCGCGACAAGGACCTCGAGACCCTGAAAGCCGGCGCGGAAGATGCTGAGAAGGTCAAGCAGCAGCTTACCGACCTGCAGACGAAGTACAACGACGAGACCGCCAAGTATCAAAAGCAGATCGCCGATCGCGATTATGCCGACGCCCTCGAGACCGCCTTTAATGACGGCAAGGTCGAGTTTACCTCCAAGGGCGCGAAAGCTGCGGCCTGCGCGGACTTCATGGCTACTCGCTGCGAGCTGAAAGACGGCAAGCTCGTTGGCTTTGATGATCGTATCAAGGCTATGCGTGAGAAAGACCCCGATTCTTTCCGTGCTGAAAAGCCCGACCCCAGCTTCGCGAACCCGACCGGAAACGGTAGCCCGACGACCCTGAGCAGAGCCGCGCAGGCTGCGCGTGCTGCAAGCGCGAGATTCGCTCCTGCTTCTACCACCGCAGAGAGCACCAACACTAAATAAGGAGGATTCCATTCATGTCTATTCTGAAAACTGAGATCGGCACCGCGATTCCTAATTTCCTGGATAGCGAAGTCGGTCTCGTCACCAAGACCGCGCAGATTCCTCAGAGCATGGGCCAGACTGACGGCGATCGCAAAACTGTGTTTGCCGGCACCGTGTTCCCCGCGAATACGAGCGCCGCGACCGGCATCGTGTTCCAGGACGTCGACGTCACCGACGGCGACGCGATCGGTTCTGTCATGGTTGCCGGCCGCGTAATCAGCGACCGCGTGAACGCCACAAGCGCTGCGCAGACCGCGCTCAAGAACATCGTCTTTGTCGGCGCGAACGCAACCGTCCGCGGCTATTCCGTCACCTATGAGAAGGACGGCGGCACGGGTGACGTTCCTGTCGATGCGACCATGTACGCTGACGGCGAGATCGTCCAGCTCTCCAAGAGCTATCCGCTGACGAAGAGCTCCAAGGCTCAGATCGGCTGGGCGCTGAGCTCTGGTGGCGACGCCGTTGATACGGTTACGATCGCGGGTGCAGACGTCAAGGTCTACCCCGTCTTCGAGGCCTAATCTAAGTAAGGAGGATATAACACATGCCCGATATTCTGAGAATGCTGTCCCAGGCTGAACAGCTTGACTTCAGCCAGAACTTCCTGATGCCCCGCGCGAACTACCTGGGCGACGCGATTTTCCCCGACCAGAAGACCCAGAACTTCAAAGCCGAGTACCTGCGTCTTGCCGCTGGCGCCCAGCTTCCCACTATGGCCCTGATTCACGGCCTTGATACTGAGGCGCATATCGCTTCTCGCCCCGCGCTGGAGCGTGTAACGGTCGAAAAGCTCTTCATCAAGGAGAAGATCAACCAGACCGAATCCCTGCGCCAGGCGCTTGAAAACGGCGCGTTCAATGACAGCGCCCTGATTACCTATGTTTACGACGACTGGGCTCGTCTGGCCGAAGGCGTGCGCTGCCGTTCTGAGGCCGCTAAGATGGAAGTCCTGTCTACTGGCAAGATGACTGTCAAGGAGAACGGCCTGAACTTCTCTGTTGACTTCGGTGTGCCGAACGGTAACACCGGCTTCGACATTGACGTCTCCACGCCTGACAAGAACGTTCTCGCGCAGATCGAAGAGATCGTCGAGACCGCTCGTGACAAGGGCTTCACCGTTTCCGGTATGGTTCTGTCCGGTTCCGTACTCTCTAAGATGCTGACCAACGAGGGGATCTCCAAGGCCATCTACGGCGGCGCAGGTGCTGGCGCTATGGTCTCTCGTACGCAGCTCGTCGGCCTGTTCAACGAGCTCTTCGGCATTACCGAGATTCGTACGAACGACCTGCGCTACAACGTCGAGGGCAAAGACGGCAAGCTGACGACTCAGCGCTTCTGGGGCAAGAGCAAGGTCTCTTTCCTGGCTTCCTACAACGGCCTGCAGAACTTCGGCGTTGGCCTGTGGGGCGTGACTCCCGAAGAGGAGCAGCTCGGCCCCTGGACCGCGAAGAGCGCCGAGCAGTTTGTCACGCTGACCCAGTGGACCGAGCCCGACCCCACGGCTGTCTGGTCTAAGGCGTCTGGCCTGTTCGTGCCCGTTCTGCCGAATCCCGCAGGCCTGTTCATCGCCACTGCCAAGCTGCAGTAAGGAAGGCGGTGCGGTAAGTGGTCGTTGTCAGCTACGAGTGGTATAAGACCACTTACGGCGGCGGGCTGGACGAAGATACCTTCAACCGGCTCGCGTCTCAGGCGTTCCTCTTTGCGGACGCCATGACTGAGTATAGGCTCAGCGCTTGCTGGGCCCGTCTGGCGGAGTCCGTACGCACAGCGGTTATGTCGGCCGTCTGTGCGTACGCCGATCAGGCAAATATCGAGGAGTCCGGCGGTCCTGTTTCGTCTGAGACAAACGACGGCATCTCGCGAACCTATGTGACGGGCAGCGCTTCAAGCGCGGGCGCGTCGAGGAACGCAGGAACGGCGCAGGGCCGATTGAGCAATGCAATTCGGCTCTACCTCGCTCCTACGGGTCTCCTGTTCCGCGGGAGGGGCCGCCGATGAAAGACTTCCTCGCCTGTACCGAGCTCGTGACGCTCGTTCACCACGTCAAGACCGCTGCTTCTGACTTGTATGTTTGCTACCCCATTCAGGGTGTCAGTTGGTATGCAAAGACAGAAACGGCGGTCACGGCTGACGGCGCGAAAGCGGTTAACGTTTATAAGGTTCGAATCCCGGAGGCTGTTCTTCCGTCTTGCTTGCCTGAAAAACTTGACTACCTGGTCAAGGGGGAAATTTCAGGGGTACTCAAGCCGGCAGACCTCAAAGGCTCGACTTATTTCCAGGTCACCGCGGTCGCCGACAACCGGCGCGGGACTCTTCCGCATGTGGCGGTGAGCGGCGTATGAGTTTCGGAATCAAGATCAAAAGCGTCAACATAACGCCGAGTAAGATTCTTGCCAAGCACGGTCTCGGCAGTGATAACAAGGCGCGAAAATATCTCGCGACTTCGGTCGCGAAATACTGCGACCCGTACGTTCCTATGAGCGCGGGCGCAGGAGCGCATTTGAAGAATCAAAAGCAGATCGCCCCTGACGGCAGCAAAGTCACCTATCCAGGGCCGTACGCCCATTATGTTTATGTCGGCCTCGCTATGGTAGGTCGAGCGCCAAAGAGCTATTCAGGCCGAGCGCTCAACTACCACGGCGCGCCGATGCGAGGTAAAGAATGGGATAAGCGTATGCTTGCAGACCGTGGGGGCGATCTCAAGAGAGACTTCGCCGCTTATGTAGGAGGTAGAGCAAAATGACGATCATTGATGGCGTTCGCGCCTGGCTGAAAACCTATGAGGGACTGGCTGACGGTCGGCTCAGCGTGGATTTTTTGCCCGAGGAGGCGAAGAGCTACTCGGTCGATACCGTGCCGACCACTGAGATTGTCAAACGCTACCTCGACGGCAGCTCTATTCGGCAGTTCCTCTTTTGCGTATCAAGCCGAGAGTTTTACAGCGATAATATCGCGCAGAACGTAGATAACCAGGCCTTCTATGAGGGCCTCGCCGCTTGGCTTGAGCGCAAGAGCAAGCTCCGGCAATTCCCTAATATTGGCACGGGCCGAACGGTCCGGTCAATCGAGATCAGCTCCACCGCGTACCCGTTCGTCGTCGACGAGCATGGCACGGCGCGGTATCAGCTTCAACTCAAACTAACTTACTTCCAGAAAGGAGATCGCACCGTATGAAACTTTCCGAGCTGATGGCGACCCATACGCCGAGCCCGACCTTTGAGGGCTTCGTCACCAACGATGATTTTGTCCTCGCGATCGATTGCTCCGCAGACGGCTCCGCCGAGGTTAAGGACTACGCGGTCGCGCAGCTTGGCGTGACCGGTCTTGACGCCAACCTCAACCCGATCACGCAGGATAAGACCTATATTCGCGCCGGCCAGTCCACCATGAAGACCGGCAACCAGAGAGCCTTTAAGGTCTCCGGCGATCGCTATATCGGCGATGACTTCCAGGACTTTGCCCTCTCCCATGCTGTCATGTACGGCACTGGCTCCGCTGTCATTCGCAAGTACGTCTACTTCTGCTTGCTGAACGGCAAAGGCGAAACCGGCGAGGCGTCCATCATCGTTAACTCCGATGGCAGCGGTTCCGCAGGCGAGAGCGCAAGCATCGACATCGACGTCAAGAAGGCCAACGCCGCGCCCACCGAGTACACCTACTCCGCGGCGTAATTTAAGAAGGAGGATTTGACAAATGGCAATGTTTCAGTTTTCCGCTCGCCAGGTCGAGCTCAACTTCTGCGATCAGATCAAGTGCACTGTGCCTCTGACCGACGAGGTTCAGAAGAAGGTGCAGGACGCCGCGAAGGAGCTGCTTCGCGTGTCTCAGGTCGCGAAGGACTCCGACAATAAGGAGCATACGCTCGACGACCTTTGCGATTCTGTGATGGACGCGATCGACGAGATTCTCGGCGAGGGTATGTCCGACCAGATTCTCGGCATGAAGGAAGGCTATACCTTCTGGGACGCCTGCGACGTGTTCAAGTATATCACTGACGAGATCAACACCGCAATGCGCAGCGTGGCTGCGTCCTACGCATCCAAGCCCCCGATCACGCCGGTCAATCGCGCGCAGCGCCGCGCAAAGCATAAGAGACACGGCGCATGAATCTCCTAACGACCCCGCTGCCGTACGCGGTAAAAGTCGGCGGTTGTGAGGTTCCCATCAATACGAGCTTCCGCGTCGGAATGCGATTTGAGCTTTTGGCTCTTGATGACCAGCTTACACCGGAGAACGTCTTGACAACGTTCTTCGGTGATAACTGGCCGCAGCCGTATGACGAGGCGGTCAAACAAGCTCTCTGGTTTTATTGTCTCGGCAAGCCTCACGAGAAGGAGGAAACCGACAAGCAAAACCTCAAGCCCTCTCGCAGGAGCTACGATTTTGAGATCGACGCCGACGCGCTCTATACCTCATTTCGCGAGGCCTACGGCATCGACCTCTTGCAGGAGGACCTTCACTGGTGGGCCTTCCGCGAGCTGATGCTTGGGCTTCCTGACGATACCCCCTTCAAACAGCGCGTTTATTACCGGACCGGTAGCACGGAAGGCATGAGCGCCAAGCAGAAAAAACAGTTTGAGACTCGGCGCGCGAAGTACGCAATTCCCGAGCGCGGTGCCGTCGATCACAAGTTGACTCTCACCGAGCGCGACGCCGCGATCAAGAGATACGTTGCCGATCGTTTCAAGGAGGTTTATGGAAAAGGAAAAGCCTGAGCGCGTAAAGCTCAAGTGCCCTTTTTGTGGATATGAAATGCCTGTGTACCTCGCGCCGGACGCGAAGTGCGCGGGCGTTTTTGTTCGCTGCAAGGGTCGAAATTGTAAGAAATTATTCGAGATTCGCGTCAAGTAGTTGCCTTAGTTGCCGATGACGCCACTGAAAAGGTGGTGGAAACATGGCAAATGACGGCTCCGTCATTATCGACATTGAGGGCGATTCCAGTAAATTCAAAAGCGCTCTCTCTGGTCTTGGCAGTATCGCCTCTACCGCTCTAAAGGGTGTTACGACTGCGGTTGCGGCTGTTACGACCGCCGTTGCCGGCGTAGCCACCGCCGCCGTGAAGGTCGGCTCTAGCTTTGAGTCCAGTATGTCGCAGGTTGCGGCAACAATGGGACTCACAGTCGATGACATTCGCAATGGCTCGGAAGAGTTCGAGCTTTTGTCTCAGGCCGCAAAAGACGCAGGCGCAACGACTGCGTTCAGCGCGTCCGAGGCTGCTGATGCTCTAAACTATCTGGCTCTGGCCGGCTACGACGCTGCGACCTCCGCGGACGTTCTGCCTTCGGTTCTGAACCTGGCCGCCGCAGGTGGTCTTGACCTCGCCTACGCTTCCGACCTCGCGACCGACGCAATGGCAGCGCTCGGTATTGAGGCAAGCAGCGCAAATCTGACCGAGTTCGGCGACAAGATGGCGAAAACCGCCAGCAAGGCGAATACCAGCGTCGGCCAGCTCGGCGAGGCAATTCTTACTGTCGGCGGCACGGCGAAGAGCCTGGCCGGCGGCACGACTGAGCTGAATGCGGCGCTCGGCGTCCTCGCAAACCGAGGCATTAAGGGCGCTGAGGGTGGCACGGCTTTACGAAATGTTATTCTCGCTTTGTCCGCGCCTACGGATAAAGCCGCAAATGCTATGTCGGCCCTGGGTCTGGAAGTCTATGACGCGGCCGGCAACATGCGTCCGCTCAACGAGGTCTTCCGCGATCTTGACTCCGCGCTGTCAGGCATGACCGAGGGCGAGAAGACAAAGGTTCTCAATGAGATTTTTAATAAAGTCGACTTGAAATCTGCGCAGGCTCTTCTCGCTGGTTGCGGCGAAGAGTTTGATAACCTGGCCGCGGCAATCGACGATAGCGCGGGCGCCATGCAGAACATGGCCGACACGCAGCTCGACAACCTGCAAGGTGATATTACGATTATGAAGTCGGCCCTTGAGGGGCTCGGCATCGGCGTATATGAAAACCTGCAGACTCCGCTCCGTGATACGGTCCAGTTTGCGACTGAGCTCGTCGGGCAACTCTCCGAGGCGCTCAATGAGAACGGACTGGAAGGCCTTGTCTCGGCCGCGGGCGACGTGCTCTCTGAGGTTCTCCTCAAGATCACGAGCGAGCTTCCGAAGTTTATTGACATCGGCGTCAAGGTCATTAAGAGCTTGATCTCCGGTCTGCTCAAGAACAAGAAGACACTCGTTGACAGCGCGATCGAAATCGGCAAGGTTTTAGTCAGCGGGCTCGGCTCCATTCTCGGAGACCTGACGCTTGCGGCTCTTGAGATCATCACAACTCTCGCGGACAGTCTCGCGAAAGAGGCGCCCACACTGATTCCTGCCGCGGTCGAGGCGGTCTTGCAGTTTGTTGAAGGCCTTCTCAGCACAGAGAATATCAGCGCTCTTATCGACGCCGCGCTCGCGCTGCTGACCGGTCTCGTCGAGGGCCTGATTGCGGCGGTGCCGATTATCATTGAGGCCGCACCCATCATTATTGAGAATCTCGTTACCGCGATTCTTGATAACCTGCCGCAAATCATCGAGTGCGCGATCACGCTCTTAAACGCCCTCACACAGGGCTTGCTCGACAATCTGCCGCTTCTGGTCGACGCTGCGATCGAGCTGACCCTCGCAATCGCCGAAGGCTTGATCGAGGCGCTGCCCGATCTTATCGACGCCGCGCTTGATCTCGTGGGCGCTCTGGTCGACACGATTTTCGCGACTGACTGGCTCGCGCTCGGCGCGAAGATTCTCGAGTCGCTCGTCAAGGGTATTCTCTCCTTGATCGGCTCGCTCTTTGAGGCTGCGGGCAAGATCGTCTCGACTATCTGGGATAAGATCACAAATACAGAGTGGTTCCAGAAGGGCGCTGAGGTCCTCACAAAAATCATCAACGGCATTAAGAGTATCTTTACGAACCTTGCTCAAACGGCAAGCGATCTTGTCAAGAAGATCACCGACAAGATCACGAATACGGAGTGGTTCCAGAAGGGCTCGGAAATTCTCACGAAGATCATCGACGGCATCAAGAGCCTGTTTTCTAACCTGGGGCAGGCCGCGAGTGACCTTGTCAGCCAGGTATGGGACACAATCACAAATACCAACTGGCTTGACCTCGGCCGCAATATCATCGAGGGTATCGCCAACGGCGTCTCGAACGCAGTCGGCACGCTCATTCAGGCCGCGAAAAATGTCGCGAACAGCGCGCTCAACGCGATCAAGTCTGCCCTCGGCATCGCCTCTCCGTCTAAGGTATTCGCCAAAGAGGTCGGCCGCTGGATTCCTCCTGGAATCGGCAAGGGCGTCGATCAGGCCATGCCTGAGCTGACCGACGATATGCGCGCGCAGCTTCAAGACTTGATCGATGACGCGAATGTCTCCGTCGCGACCGAAGTCGGCGGACTCAGCAGTAAGCTCGCGCTCACAGCAAACTCCGGTTCTGGCGGCGGTAACCACTCGCAGACCATTACCAACGACAACGGAATCATTGTCTATGTGACCTATAACGGTGACGGCTCCGAAGAAGACGCACGCCGCGTAGGTAAGCAGATCGGCGCTGAAACAGCGCGCGAAATCCGAAGAAGGGGGCTTGCACCGACATGACCGGCGATAGCTTTAGCTTCGGCAGATATAACAGCGTAGACGACTGGGGCCTGATGGTGATTGCTTACGACTACTTGCTTCCTCCAAAGCGAGCTCGTAAGATCACCATTCCTGGCCGCTCTGGCTCTTACGACTTCGGCGCGAAAAACTGGGAAGAGCGCACCTTGCGCATGACCTGTACGCTGACGCGCCAAGTCACGAAAGCCGAGTTCCGCGAGATCATCTACGCCCTCAGCAAGAAGGCTCGGCTCCGCCTTTGGAACGAGCCTGACAAGTATTATATCGCCGAGCTCTATGACCCCGCAGAGGTCCAGGACTACTACCTCGAAACGGGGCGCGAATTCGAGCTTAATTTTATCGCCGAGCCGTTCGCGTACGGTCCGACGATCACCACGCCGCTTGAGAACGGGCGCAACAAGATCGCGTATCAGGGCACCGCGGAAACGCCGTGCATGATCGTCCTGCGCAACGTCTCTTCGAGCAACGTTCAAAACATCACAATCACTGCAACGAAAAGGAGTGACTAAGCTATGTATGCTTGCGACTACCTTGAGACCGGTTTTCTGAACGTCTTGCGCGGCGTCACCTTCGCCGCCCCGACAAAAGTCTACCTGGCCTTGTTCCTCAATGACCCTGGCGATTCGGGTACGGCCGGCACAGAAATCAGCTACGCCGGCTATGCCCGCATGGAGATCGCTTTTTCTGAGCCAGCGGTCTCTAACGGCGGTATCGGTATTCAGAATCTCTCTGACATTACCTTCGCGGCACCGGCTGACCCCGCGGGCACCGTGACGCACATTGCGATCATGGATTCTCTGGTCGGCGGCAATATGCTCGCCCGCAGCGAGCTGACCGAAAGTCTGGTTATCGGCGCGAATGAGCCGCCTGTCTTCCTGGCTGGCGACGTGCTCTTCTACCTGACCGGCAACATGTCGAACGCCTTCAAGACAAAGCTCCTGAATCTCTTCCGCGGCACGTCTATCCTCGGCATCTCCGCGCATTTTTCTCTCTGGAATGGCTCTCCCGAGGAGACCGGCTCCGAGCTTGCCGGCGATAACTATGCCCGCGTTGCACTGACGTTCTCGGCACCGAGCGAACAGGCGAGCGGCCAGATGCTCGTGCAGAACTCGCTCGCCGTGTCCTTCAATCGTCCCTCGACTCCGTGGGGCGTCTGGACCTATTCGGCGATCTATTCTGCGGCAACGGGAGGTGAGCCTGTGTATTTGCAGGAGCTTACCGAGGCGATCACGATCAAGAAGGGCTATATGCCGACGATTGACGTCGGCGCGTTGAAGGTGGGATTGAACTAATATGTTTAGCTTTGACCGCTTCAATTTATCCAGGTTTTCGCTGGGAAGTCAGGACAACACAATTCACATTGAGCTGCTTCTCGCTGAAAACCTGGAATCTGTTGCCGGCGTAGCTATTCCGATCGAGACGACCGCCTTCTTCAATGACATCCTCCGTGGTACTGCGCGCGGCGCGATCGGCATTGCTTCGGCCTTCGAGTCGTATGCGGCAATGAACAGCGCCGCGCTTATGCGGGCGAATATCATCGTGAAGGGCTTACTGGGGGACACCTTGCAAGCCATGTCTGACGGCGCGCAGAACTCCATGATCGTCAACGTGCTTGCTGAAAACCTCGGGGCGAGCTCGTACGCGAGCGCTGATATTCTCTGGCATGAGGCCTATGCCGATGCGCTTACTTCACTGGCGAGCGTGGTTAAGGATATTTTGATCGACCCGTTGCTCTATGAAGTGCTCGGCTCGGTCTCTGGCGCGGGCACGCAGTCCACGGAGCAGGTCTCCGTCACTGTCACGATTCCGCCTGGCGGCGAGCTGCGTATTGACAGCGACACGTTCCGAGTCCTGCTGAATGGCGAGAACGTTCTCGATAAGCAGTCTGGCGACTGGCTCATGCTCTCGCGCGACCTTCTCTACCTTGACATTGAGAGCGCGATCGGCAATGGCTTGTCTGGTAACCTGATTTATACAGAGAGGTACTTGTGATATGCTTGAGATTTTTGATAAAAGCCGCAAGCGTATCGCGATCGCCGAGAACGCGAGCGGCGTAGAGGAAGAGCGCAAGATCAATAGTCTTTGGTATCTCACTTTTTCGCTTCCGTACAATGACGCAAAAAATGAGTATTGCCAGCCCTTCAACTATGTCCGCTACAACGGCGGCGAGCTTTATCGCATTATGCCGGTCGACGCAGAGATCGCTGAGACCGGTCTTTTGACCTATCAATGCGAGCATGTCCTCGCAACCTTGATCGACAACGTGCTCTTCGGGTACCATGTCGTAGGCAACCGAGGAACCTACACGGCTGACTGTATTCGCTACGTGCTGAATCGGCAGCGCGTGCAAAACTGGGTGCTTTATGAGTGCGATTTTGCGCGGCAATTTGAATACGGCTGGACGCAGGAGACCTTACTCTCGGCCCTGTTCTCGATTGCAACGCCGCTCGCCGACTACATGTGGGTAACTGATACCAGCGTCTACCCGTGGCGTCTCTCCCTCAAGTCGATCGGTCTCGGGCAAAAGCCGCAGCTCTATGTGCGATCTGGCTGGAACATGCTCTCGTATGGTTCTGGCAGCGACCCGCAGCAGATTTGCACCAGACTTTACCCCCTGGGCTACGGCGAAGGCGTCAACCAGCTCACGATCAAGAGCGTCAACAATGGTCTCGAGTATATTCAGAGCCCGCAGGAGTATATCGACAAGTACGGTCTTATTGAACGAATCTGGATTGACCGCCGTTATGAGGACCCCGCAAGCCTTCTCTCCGCGGCGCAAGTCATGCTGAACGAATTGCAAGACCCTTTACAGCAATTCGAGATCAGCTTCGCCGAGCTTGACGAATCCGACTACAATGTCGCGCAGATCGGCAAGCGCGTTCGTATTTTGCAGACTGAGCTCGGAACGCAGGTCGATACCTATGTTACCGAGCTCACCTATAAATACGACGACGTACCAAGCAGCAAGATCATCGTCGCGAATAAGAGCACCGATATTGCGTCCAGCGTCGCCGATATGGCTGATCGGCAGCGAATCGAGCAGGCGTACGCTCAGGGCGCAACGCAGCTTTACTCGCAGTCGCTCCAAGCTAACTGCGACTCGCAGAACGGCGCGGTCATGGACTTCTACCTTCCCGAGGATATGCGAATCGTCAATAAGATCGTCGCGAAGGTCCGCGTCGGCAGCTTCCGCGCCTACTCCAAGGCGACGAAGGCCGCCGAGTCTAAGGTTGTCTCCTCGACGACTGCTTCGCAAAAGACCTATTCAAGCACCTCGGGCGGCGGCTCTACCTCGACCACCTCTTCGGGTGGCGGCCAGACGTCGGGCGCGACGACGCTCGAGTCCTCAAACGTCTTGCCGAGCCAAACAAGTGGGCAGGCCGTACACAATCATGGTCTTTCTCGCGGCGCGCGGCTCGCGACGACCAGTGACGGCAAAACCATTGATGGCTATGAGACCTTTGTATGGTCTGGCGCGCATGTCCATCCCGCGCATACGCATGAGATCGACGATCACTCGCACAGCGTTCGCATTCCAAGTCATTCTCACAACGTCACGATTCCTGGGCATAGCCATAATATCACGATTCCCGCGCATGAGCACGACATCACGCCTGGCATCTACTTCTATGGCAGCCCGAAACAGTTCGACCTCTACGTTAACGGCAAGAAAAAGACGACGATCGTCTCGACTGACACCGAACTCGACCTGACGCAATATCTCGTGGACACCAGCTCCAAGCTGATTCCGCGTGGTTCCTGGCTCTCGATCGAGGTTCGGCCGAATGATCTTGCCTACGTCAGTATTGACATGTTCGTCCAGGGCTTTGTGCAGTCCAGGGGCGACGCAACAGTTTAACTCTCAGGAGGTAAAACACTTTGGAGACTATGTATAAGGGCATTCCCTTCTCTCCGCAGGTCGCTCTCGCCGACGGTATCGGCGCAGGCGACACCACGATTCCCGTCACCGATATTTCCGCCTTCCCCGACGCCCCGAACCTCGCAACGATCGGCACGGACGAAGACGGCGAAACGATTCTCTACACCGCGAAGACGACGGACTCTCTTTCCGGTTGTACGCGCGGCGTAGAGGGTACGGCGAAAGCCTGGCCTTCCGGTACCACGATCGCCCGCAACTTCACCAACAAGGACTTTGACGCCTTGCAGAAGAATATCCAGGAGGCAAAAAAGCAGGCCGATCAGGGTGTCGGCGATGCCGCTTCTGCGAAGAGCGCGGCAGCTACCGCGCAGAGTACGGCCAACGCTGCGGGCACTGCTGCTTCGGGTGCGCAGAGTACGGCCAACGCCGCGGGTACTGCAGCAAGCAATGCCCGGACTGCTGCAGATAACGCGCAGACCGCAGCGGACAACGCCCAGAGTGCCGCTGATGACGCGCAGAGCGCTATTGACGAGCACGCTGCGGATAAGCAGAATCCGCATGGCGTGACTGCGGCCCAGGTAGGTGCGGCGGCTGCGTCTCACAAGCACGGCAACCTGACGAGCGACGGCAAGCTCGGCTCGACTGCGAATCTCCCTGTCTTCACCGGCACGGGCGGTCTCGCGCAGGCTGAGGCCGTGCTCTCGGCCGCTGCCAAGCTGGGCCGTGGCTACGGCGCTTGCTCGACCGCCGCGGCAACGAAGGCGAAGACCGTAACGCTCTCGGGCTTTACGCTCGTCACCGGCGCGATCGTGGGCGTGAAGTTCTCCTACGACAACACTGCGACCGCGCCCACGCTGAACGTTAACAGCACCGGCGCGAAGTCGATCTACTACAAAGGCGAGGCCGTCGCGGCTGGACTTCTCAAGGCCGGCTACGTCTATCTCTTCCAGTACAACGGCACGCAGTATGAGCTCCTGAATCCAGTCGCGCAGAGCGGCGGCGGCTTCTATCCCGCAATCGTCGTGACTGCCCCCACAGGCTCCACGGTGACCGCCACGGACGGTGAGACCTCTCTCGTGGGAACAGAGGTAAGCGGAAAATGGACCTTCCAGATTCCATCCTATGGCGTGTGGAATATCACCGCTACGCTGAACGGCCAGACGGCTACCACAAGCGTCTCTGTCACGGAGGTCAAGCAGTACACTGTCACGCTGACCTACTTCGCTGCAACGATCGCGGTCACATATCCATCGGGCTCGACCTGTACTTGCTCGAATGGCACGACCACGCTCACCGCGCCGAACACGACCGGCAGCTACACATTTACCGTCCCGAGCGCCGGCACCTGGACCGTCAAGAGCACGAACGGCACGGACACCGCCCAGCAGGCTGTTTCGATCACGACCAGCGGCCAGAGCGCGAGCGTGACCCTGTCCTATAAGCCGACTGCGAGCACGAGCGCCAAGTCTGACGTCAACTATATGACCGGCATTTCGAGCCTGACCGCTGAGAAGATGAGTCTCTATGCTGAGGCGATCTCTCGGAACAGCGCGATCACGAACACGACAAGCACGGTCTATATCGACGACGGCGCGAGCCACTACAAAATCAGCGTTGGCGACTCGATCAATATCGCGATCAATGGTACCTCGTACGCCTTTAAGATCATGGGCTTCAACCATGATACGTTGACAAGCTCCACTGCGTACGGCTCTGCGACTGCGACCGGTAAAGCCGGCATGACCTTGCAGATGGCTGACTGCCTGGCAGGTAAGGCGCAAATGAATAGCTCTAACACAAATAGCGGCGGTTGGGAAAACTGCGCTATGCGTAAGAGCAACATGGCGACCTATCTCAGTCAGCTCACGAGTGCCTGGCAAAACGCCATTAAGCAGGTCAATAAGCTCTCCTCGGCTGGCAGTCAGAGTACAACGATCAAGACGACCGCCGATAAGCTCTTCCTCCTGTCTGAGGTTGAGATTTTCGGTTCTACCTCTTACTCGGTTTCTGGTGAAGGCACGCAATACGCGTACTACAAAGCCGGCAACAGCAAAGTTAAGAATGTAAGCGGGTCTGCGTACTTCTGGTGGGAGCGTTCTCCTCATGCGAACAGCGCTACCTCCTTCTGTTATGTCTACAGCAACGGCAGCGCCGGCCCCAACTACGCCAACAGCTCGTATGGCGTGGCCTTCGGCTTCTGTGTTTAATCTGTAATCTACAAATATCTGCGGCCCGTAAGGGCCGCGGAAAGGAAAACGCTTATGTCAGTCTACAAGTCCAAACGCGGCGCCAGCTCTGCGCAGTTCGTTGAGACCGCGAGAAAGCTGCAGGTCCATACCCTCGAGCAGTGCCTCAAGGTACCTAAAAGGTACACCTTCTACTTGACGCAGAAGATCATGGACCACGCAAGCGCCGTCTACGATGAAGTCACGATGGCGAACAGCATTTTCCCGATCAACCAGCATGAGGCCCAGCTCCGGAGAGATCACCTGATCGCGGCTAACGCGAAATTGCAGGCGCTCGATCGGCAGTTGGGCCTTCTTGCGGCCGTCCTTTGGAAGAATCCCGAAAACTTCAAAGGCTTTGATAATGCCTTCACTGTCTGGGGAGAGCTTATCATCGAGGAGGCCAAACTTATTTCCGGTATCAGGCGCTCAGATCGCGCCCGATATAAAAATCTTCCCGAATAACTGGGTCAAGTCCTGCATTGTTGCCCTGTCTGCGAACAACTGGTGGGAGCGTTCTCCTAATGCGAACAACACTACCAACTTCTGTAATGTCAACAGCAACGGCAACGCCAACAACAACAACGCCAACAACTCGAATGGCGTGGCCTTCGGATTCCGTTTATTTCCTGGTGAGACCGAGTAACTCTCTTTAGAGCGAAAGCAGGACCGATACGGAAGGAGGACTTGCTTCCCTGGCCGTCGGGTCAAAAACACTCCGTCGATGCGGCCGTCTGGACGCTGCTTGCATGGCTCGGAAGCGCGCGGGTACCGAGTTTCATGGACGGCGCCGCTACGCAGTTATAACACGCGCTCTATAAATACCACTGTACGAAGGAGACAATCTAATCTATGACAAGCGAAGAGCGGCACGAGCTTAGGTATCAACGCCGCTGTCAGAGAAGGCAGGCCAAAAGGCTCGCGCGCAGCATCGCTTGCGGCAGCTTTGAGGAGGCCTTTTCTTTTAGCAATCTATTTCAGGCAGGGCAAACCTGCTGCAAGAATGTCAACTGGAAATGCTCGACGCAGCGCTACCGAATGAACATCATCTCGAACACCGCAAAGACCCATGCGCAGTTGACGGCTGGAACATATAAGAGCCGAGGCTTCTACGAGTTTGACATTTACGATCGCGGAAAATGGCGCCATATTCGCAGCGTCCATATCACGGAGCGCGCCGTTCAGAGAAATCTCTGCGACCAGGTTATCACAAAGGTTTTTCAGCCAGCTTTTATCTATGACAATGCCGCGAGCATCAAAGGTAAAGGCATCGACTTCGCAATGGACCGGCTCAACTGCCACCTGCAAAGGCACTTTCGCAAGCACGGTCTCAAAGGCGGTATTCTCGTCTTCGACTTCAAGGATTACTTCGGCTCGGCGCAGCACTGGACCGTCAAAAACGAGCTCGCTCGTCGTGTTCACGACCCGAAGACCAGAAAGCTCGCGAATGACTTCCTCGAGAACTTCGGCCCGGTTGGGTATGGTCTCGGCAGTCAAATCTCGCAAAATGCGGCCCTCATGCTTCCGAACAAGCTCGACCACATTATCAAAGAAGAGCTTCAAATCAAGGGCTACGGCCGCTATATGGACGACGGCTATTTGATTCACGAGGATATTCACTATTTGGAGTATTGCCTCGAGAGAATCAAAGAGGTCTGCGCCGAGCTGGGTATCACGCTCAACCTGCGCAAGACCAAAATCCGCCCGATCACACGCGGCATTGTATTCCTCAAAACGAAGTTCATCTTGACGGAGACCGGCCGAGTCCTTCGCAAAATGAGCCGTGCGTCCATACGCGCGATGAAGAGAAAGCTCTTCAAGTTCCGCAAGTGGTACGAGGTCGGCGAGTTCTCGCTCGAGGATATTCGCACCGCCTATGACAGCTTCAAGGGACACATGCGACGGGGCGACAGCTTCAAAGCCGTCGCGCGTATCGATCTATTTTTCAAGCATCTTTTCGGGTTCCACCCGAACGATAAAACGAAATGGAGGGCAACTAATGTACCGAATCTTAAAAGATGGGACTACTCTGGGGCTGACCGAGCAACCAAACTTTGTCGAGCCGCTTGAGAATGGCTCCTGGGGGCTCTGTGGCGAGTCCAGGGCTCACGGTATCGTCTGGGAAGGTAAAGTGTATGGCCTTGCAGGGAAGTCCGCCATGGACGACCTGGAGCTCGTTACGCTTGCCTTCGTGGACGCGGGCGCGCTCACGACCGAGGCCGTGGCCGTGCAGTCGATTCTCTTCGTAAACGCTGCGGAAAGTGGCGCGGTCGATGACACGACCGCCAACGAGCATGTTGACCTGTTTGCTGCCTGGGCCTACCCGATCGCCTATAAGACTGGCAATATCCGCAAATACGGCGGCCAACTTTACCGTTGCCTGCAAGATCATACCTCGCAGGCAGACTGGACTCCCGATGCCACCTCCAGCTTATGGAAAGCTACTGCCGACCCTGCCGAAGAGTGGCCGGCTTGGTCTCAGCCACAAGGCGCGCATGACGCCTACGCCAAGGGTGCAAAGGTCTCTCACTCTGATAAGCACTGGACCTCTAACGTGGACAACAACGTCTGGGAGCCTGGCGTTTATGGCTGGACGGAGGTAGCTGAATGACGCTTTACCAGGTCCTCAGCCTTCTCGGCGCCGGCGGTCTGCTTGTCGGCGTTTTTCGTTTGCTGTTTGCCCAGATCAAGGGCGTTCGGCTCGGCGTGCAGGCGCTCCTCAGAGCGCAGATGATCGCCGACTATAACAAGTGGAGCGAACGGGGGTACGCCCCGATCTATGCTCGCGAAAATTTCATCAACTGCTGGACGCAGTATCACAGCCTGGGCGTCAACGGCGTCATGGACGACCTGAAAGCGAAATTCCTGGCGCTGCCAACCGACCACCTGCAGGCTGAGAAAGGAGATTTGGAATGAACGAAAAGATCATCAAGAGACTCGGCAATCTGCTGAGCGTCAAGTCGATCGTCACCCTGGTCCTGACCGGCGTGTTCGCCTATATGGCGATCGTCGGCAAGATCAGCCAGGATTTTATGACGATCTACGCCGTCATTATCGCCTTCTACTTCGGCACCCAGTCCCAGAAGACCCAGGACGCGATTGACGGTATCGGCAAGGAGGTCTAAAGCTATGACACCTGTTCAGCGTGTACTCGCTACCGCCCGTTCAGAGAACGGGTACCTCGAGAAGGCGACAAACGCCCAGCTCGAGGACAAGACCGCGAACGCCGGTTACAACAACTGGAACAAGTTCGCGGCCTTCCTGGACGATCTCGAGGTCGTCTACAACGGCAAGAAGAATGGCTACGCATGGTGCGACTGCTTCGTAGACTACTGCTTTATTTACACCTTCGGCCTTGAGCTCGGAATGGCTATGACCTTCCAGCCGAAGAAGGGCGCAGGCGCGGGGTGTACTTACAGCATGGGCTACTACAAGAAGGCTGGCCGCTTCTTTAAGAACCCGCAGCCTGGTGACCAGATTTTCTTCACGAACGACGGCGGCGCAAGCTCGTACCATACCGGCCTCGTGGAGAAGGTCGAAGGAGGCAGGGTCTACACGATCGAGGGCAACACCTCAAGCGCGCCTGGCGTCGTCCCGAACGGCGGCGCGGTGCGTGACAAGAGTTATTCGCTCGGCTACAACCAGATCGCGGGCTACGGCCGGCCTGATTGGAGCCTTGCGGGAGAGGAGACTGAGGAAATGACGCAAGATCAATTCAACGATATGTTCAAGGTCGCGATGGCGGCTTACCGCGCTGAGCTGCAGGACAACGACTGCGGCAGTTACAGCGCCGAAGGCCGTCAATTTATGATCGACAAGGGCCTCATGGTTGGCGGTAACCCGCTGCCGAACGGCGAACCGAATTACATGTGGCAGGACTTCCTGACCCGCGAGCAGTTCGCGACCGTGCTCTTCCGGTACGCAAAGGCCCTGGGCATTGCCTGATGGGACGCCATGAGAAAAAGCCCTCAAAGAAGAAGGTCAAGATCGAATGGAGCAAGCTCGTATGCCTGTTGACGATTCTCGCCGGTCTCTTGATCGTGCAGGAGTGCCTCTTCCTCATGTACCTCTGCATCAAGGGGGGCTACACTGCCACGGCCGCCTGGCTTACCGCTGCGACCGGCGTAGGCGAGGCGGTTATCATTGCCGGCGCGAACGGGTATCTCGGGCTTGCCAAGTCCGATCACAAACGCGGCGGTATCACGTTCGAGGCCGCCAAAGCAAAAGACTTCACCGAGGACGAGGATAAAAACAGCCCTCCGATCTAACTGAAAAGCCCTCCTGCAGATTCGTCCGCGGGAGGGCTCTTTTTCTTTTATATTTTGCGGCCGTTGTACGCCAACTTTCCGACAAGCTCGCCAGTGGGCGCGTAGACCTCGCAGGCAAGCCAGTCTGACGCAGCGAGATCGTTATTCAGCGCGAAGACTCGGGCTGCCTGGGACGGTTCTGCGACCTCATGCAAGCGCTCTTCGCAGGTTCGGCCCGCATCCATATACCGGACAAGAAGATCATATTTCATCGTTGCCGGTCTCCTTCGCTACCAGGTCCAGGATAAACCGGTTGACGCTCTTGCCGACGCTCGCCGCAGCTTTTTGAATATAGTCCTTTTGGCCCTTTTTCACCTTCAGCTCAATGCGCTCGTAGGTCTTGCGGTTGTAGCGTTCCGTCGCTTCTCGCTGGGCGTCCGAGTAGGCCATGCGTCCACCGTCCTTTCCTTTTTACTATTATTAGTATAAAGGACGAGCGGCAAACCACATATAATGTCGACCGTATAAAGTTGAGGGGCCCCCTTTCTCACAATATCAATTTTACCGCGTTTAGTAAGCGTTGTAAATCGGCAGAACTCAACAGGTTTTTACTGAAAACGCTGAGCAGTTCGTCGGCATACGAAACCTACTAAACGCGGTAAAATTATAAATGTCAAGAGGAAAGGAGCTTGACAAAAAGAAAGAGCCTGCAGCTCCAACCTGCAAGCTCTAAGAAAGGAGGTGCGTGAAATGCCTGACGGCTACACCCCTTACGGTTACCTCGGTAAGGTCGATGGTCGACAGATCGAGGTTGTCTCTGAGGAAGAGCTCTATGAGCTTCTCGAAGACGAATAACCGCTAATCACCCGCGAGCCTGGCCGGTCGCAAGACCGGCTGGGCTTCAAGGTGCCTTTCATTATATATCGTTCCACGTGATTTGTAAATGCTTAATTTTTGAAGGAGGTACACCTCTATGACGTTCTGGCATGTTGTCACCAAGTTTTTTGACTCTGGCAAGGTAAAAGTCAATCTCGCGCCGATCGAGGCCGACTGCAGGCCTGAGAATCACATGAGCGAAAATAAGACTTGCGACGAGTACCACGACTACTTCGATACTTACGAAGAGGCGGCTGCGTATGCGGCAGACGCCCGCAAGGCCTGATCGGCAAGACCTGTCAGAAGTGCTTAGCGAAATCAGTAAAACCTCGAGCAGTTCGTCGGCATACGAAACTTACTAAACACGGTAAAATTAAAAATGTCAAGAGGATAAAACAGAATGCGGACAGCGCCGCCCAGCTCACGAGCTTCAAGCGGTAAGCGCGCTGCGAAAGGTAACCTCTTGACAGAAAGGAAAATGCTTATGGACAGACAACGCGCATGTTACAGCTATTCGGCGCTTACTCATTGCGCTGACGCCGTGAAGGCTACCAACTGGACCGTACGACGCTCGGCAGAGCATTTTAGTAAATGCTTTGAAGTCAAAAAGCTCTTTGATCTTTGCTATGACGAAACGCATTGTATGCTTTTTGACGCAGATTTTTCCCCGTGGGCCGACTACTTAAAGGCGGTTAATCGAAAGGATACAAAACGCGCCCTTGATAAAGAGCTGCATAACTGCTACAGATTCCTCGCGAATGAACTTAATGCGATAGCTGCGCTCATGCGCGCTGGGGAGGTTGATTCTATTGACTAAGGTTTACGTTGTTCAGGTCATGCCTGAGGCAAGTCTCGGACGTGTCAGTCAAGAGGGCTATACCTCTTTGGAAAAGGCTCAGGCCTTCATCGAAAGCCGTTCGGACAAGCCTGCGCAGGTCTCACCCTGGCTGTATCGCAGCACGGACGGCAACGACACTGACTACTTGATCTATGAGGTCCGCGTGATCTAAGCAAAAAGCAAGCGTTTCTGCAAGTAAGTCAACAAATAAGCCAACTCACTTGCAGAAACGCGGTCTTTTTGCAAATGACTTTAGTTATTTACAGCAAGAAAGTGAGATTTACTATGACTCCATTCACGATCTTCCATAACGTCAAAACCGGCGCGTATGCTGCGGTTTATGACTTTGCGCTCCCGACCATGACCGGCATCGGCCGCAAAGAGGAATGGCTGCCGGTCTACCACGGTCAGGCAAGCGGCTTGCTCGATAAGGCCAGGCAGCGCGAGGCGTTTGTCAAGGCCCAGGAGCTTCGCGGCTGATACCTGTCGAAACTGCTTAATAATTTCAGTAAAACCCCGAGCGCTTTGTCAGCATACGAAACTTACTAAACACGATAAAATCATAATTGTTCCAAGGAACACGACAAAATCAAACTTTTCAGGAGGATATAAAAATGAAGGACATGACTACCGTGCTGAACAAGAAGATCGTCAACAAGGAGACCAACGAGGTTCGCCTGGTCGTCAAGATCGACGAAGAGAATCGCAAAATCTTCTCTGTCCCCGCGAGCGAGCCTACTGCTGAGCCTACCGGTATGGCTGG